GTCTACAGGGATAAACTTCAAGTTGATGCCAGGGAAGCTAAGACCTTCGCTTGCATCGCTGTCAGTTGCACCATTCACTCCGCTGTTGATTTGAACACCGTAAGTTGAACCGCCTACTACCAACGCTTGTACTAGAACCGCGTAAGTGTCATATCCTACGAAAGCAACTAGGTCAGTCTTAGAAGTAAGGCCAGCAGTAGCGAGTGAGTTGTACAAACGGAACGCCATCTCTTGTGCGTTTGTTACTGTGAATGCAGTTGCAAGTGGAGTGCCGCCTAGATTTGCATTGATGTAACCCGACCCGATTGTAGTAATAAAGCCATCCCAATAAGAACCGTTGTTTGACGTTGGAGCAGAAAGGCTACCCTTCCAAATGTTCTTGTCGATTTCCAAAGCTACCTTAGCCAAGTAAACCTCCATGATTTTAGCCCATACTTCAGCAGGTTGTACTTCTTCCGAATGCGAACCAGCTCTCATTTTGGTAACGAAGAAACGGGTTTCCAAATCTTTAGGACACCATTCATCGTTAATTTTTACCTTGCCCGGAGTAAGCGTTCTTTGAGTAAAGGTAGTATTACCAGTTGCATCAAAAGAACATCCGTCTGCTTGGAAGAAAACCGATTGAGTAAGGATAGGTAGTTTAGATGGCCCTTTTACACCGGGCATTACTTCTACCAAATTCATCATTTTGGCTTTGTTGATAGTACCAGCCATCAAAGGGAAACGATTCTCCTCGATGTAAGCTACTAAGCCGTTTACGTTAAATGCACTTGCCATTTTGTTAAGTTTTTAAATGTTATTTTTTAGTTTTTCTTACGTGTTTCTAGCCACCTATCAAGACCGTTTGCATCTTCTTTTTTGAAGTAATTCTTTACGGCTTTGGTTGGTGTTGCTGTTGGTGTTGTGGCGAATTTCTCGAAAAGGTCAGCCATTTCGTTAACCGCTTTTCTCAAATTAGCGTTGTCAGCTTTGATGGCTTCATTCTCAAATTTGAGGTTGTTGATACGGTCACCAATTGAAGCGTTAATCTTCGCCATAACTGCTGCCTGTATTTCATCCATGTTGAATGCAGGCTTTTGTGCTGCCAATGTTGGAGCGTTTGGAGCAACCTCCATTTCTTCTACAACTATTTCAGCTTCGGGGGCTGGTATGATTTCAGTAATTAAACCAGCTTCAGTAGTTACCACGCTGCCGTCCTCTAGTTGGTGTGCTGCATCGGGTGCTGGTAGCAATTCGCCATCTGCTCCGATAACTTGAACCAATGCGCCTATGGCTACTTCGGGTTCAATACGTACTAGCGTGCCATCAATTAGTTTGGCATCCTCAAACTTCAATTCAGTAGCGAACAATAATTTCTTAATGTCGCCTAGTTTTGCCTTAATTGTGTTTTCTAAATTCATAGGTTCGATTTTGTCTAAATAGATTTAATGCGCTTGGTGTTCAATTAGCTTCTAAAATTTCGCGCAATGCTGAAATAATGCGGCTATCAATATCGCGTTCGATAGCTTCGTCAAAGATGCCCTCCACGCTAAAACCGCGAAACGTGCCATCCTTAACTTTAGCCCAAACCGCATCGTTGTCTACTTTGAAAGACCCAAACCAACTGCCATTTGGTAGCGTATCGTGACCGCTTGGAGTACCAATTCCACGTTCTTCATCTATTAGTATGCTCTCAAACATGAACACGCCATCCACGTCTTTCTCGTGCATCTCGTTTACCATCGAAAGCCTACCCTCGCGCATGAATTTGAACACGATTTTCTTAATGGTTTCAGCATTGAAAACAACGTAGTACTCTTCGCCTGTTTTAGACCGCCTAAAGATTGGCAGGTCGGCAACCATTAGCGCGCCCGATACTATGCGCTTTTCTTCGCTTTGGATTTTGAACGCTTGCCCGTGTTTTTGGAATGCAAGCCATTCGCGTTTGATTGCAGGATCGTCAACAAAGGATATTTTTTCCACCCTTGTTTCATCGTCCAACTCGTCAATAGTCATTTCTACTAATCTCTTTTCCATTGCTTTAGTTTTTACCCACCTCCGAAAGTGGACTGTGATTCTATTTGGTTAATGTTTGCTTGCGACCCTGTGATTTGCGTTTCAACTACATAGGCTTGCACTGGCTGTAGTTCAGCTTGCTGCGTGTTGCCTAATTGGGTCGTGTTGGTTGTGACTGGAGAGAATGATGGTGCGGATGTTGCGCCAATGCTGGATGCGGTTGGAGTAGATACCGACCCCCCACCTGGTGCGCTTGAAAGTATAGCGGTTGCCTGCGCTACTGAAGCTAAAACGGTTGCAATAGATGTAGCAATAAATAATGGAGTGGCCACAAATGCACCCGGTCCCGTTGCTGTTGCCGAAGTAGTTGCGCCTGCAATCGCTTCTGATATTGACATAGCCGTGTTGATGGCTAATTGACCGATTGCAAAGGCTTTAGATGCAGCGGTTTGTTCACCTTGCGCCTGTGTAATAAGTTGCCCAATTGCACCAAGCCCCTGCGCTACTTGCCCAGCAACCATAAGCCGCGCTTGTTTTACTTTCTTTTCTTCTTCTACCTTTTTGGCGTTGGCATCCTGTTGAACTTTAAGCAGGTCGGCTTCTGATTTTTCAGCGTCAGATAACACCTTTGCATAATACTCCGATTCAATAGCGCCCTTTACAAGCATTCGCTCACGTAGGTACAAGTCCTCCGCTTCGGCTAATTCTTCTGCGCGAAGTTGTGCATCGGCTTGGTTTTGAGTAATAGCTGCTACAACTGCCGCGTGTTTTAGTTCCTCCGCTTTTTGCGCACGTTCAATGTCTAGTGCTAGTTGCTCCTCTACTGTAACCGCCTTACGTTCTGCAATATATTCATCAATTAACTGCTCATTTGCCGCGCGTTTTTCAGCTATTTTATAATTGCTTTCTGCTATAGCTGCCTTTTCTTCTGCTAATTTTCTTTCAGCTTCTAGTTCTGCTTCCTTTTGTTCTTTTAGTCTAGCTAACCTTGCTGCATCTCGTTCCTTGTCCTTGGTATCCTGTTCATTTTTTAAGCCTTGTATTTCAGAATTAAGACTCTTTTCTCTTTTTAATCCTTCATTTTGAAGTTGGTAAACACGCACAGCGGCTTCGCTTGCAATCCTTTTTTCTTCTTCACCAGCGTCTACTTGTGCTGCTACATTGGCAGCTAATATTTTAGCTTTTTGTTCGGCAATTTTTAACTCTTGTGCAGCAACTTTTTCTTCAAATTCAGCGGCACGTTTAATGGCTTCAATTCGTTCTTCAGTAGACTTGTTTAGGTCGTCAGCAATTAGTCGTGCCTCTGTTATCTTTAAATTAGACTTTGCCCTTGTTTCAGTTAATTTACCTTCGGCAACTGCAACATCATTTAAGGCCTTTGCATTATTTACGGCTGCCGCTGTATTTTCAACTAATCCAACGGTAAATGAATTAAAGGATTGTTTGATGTTATCAATTCCGCCCTTTAAGTCTAAGGTTAAAAAAGAACCAATAGCTTTAACAAACCCAAGCCATCCGTCTATCAAATTGCTTACAACAGCACCAAGCCCAGCCATTGCAACACGTAAAGACTGCGCTCCCTTTTCGGTATTGGCAAAATATGCTACCAACGTGCCAACTATAGCGACAAACGCACCTATACCCGTAGCAACTAATGCCACACGCACACCAACAAGTGAAGCCTTTACGGCATCAAATGAACCTTTTAACCCAACTACTGCTGTTGCCGCTTGTCCAATAGGCCCAGGTATTAAAGCCGCTGCATTTGCGCCTGCTGTAAAGCCTTGCCCCATAGACTTGCTAGTCTTATCAGTTTCGTCTTTTAAGTTCTTAACGCGAGTCTTTGTTTCATCGAGTTGCTTGTTTACGTTACCTAAACTTGCCCCCGATGGATTGACTTCAACGTCAATCATTATTTTCCTAGTTTCGGCCATAGCTTAGATTTGAACGAGTATGTAAGTGAGGTATAATTTAACGGTGCTGTTGCCTGCTGTTGGGTTTGACACTCCCGAAACAAACGCTTCTACATCTGCACCGTTTATTAGTTGGTTTGACGTTACTCCTGTACCTGAGGTTAGTGTGCTTGTGGAATATCGGTCTGTTGTGGCAAATAGGAATTGAACGGCAGTCCATCCAGCTTGTGGGTCGGTAGTTCCAACGGTTCTTATTAGTAGGTTTCCGCTAACTGCATAAGCTACCGTATTAAAATCTAAATACCCATCGCACCCCAACACTCGCAAATAGTATCCCGATGGAACTGTTATTCCAAAGGAAACAGGCGTTGTATTTAGTGCTAGTATTTGTGCGCTTGTCAATTCTAATGTTGCCACTTGCACCCCCCCATCTCCATTGATTGTAGTATTGTTTTGGGTAATGTTAAGGTTGCTCACTCCGATAGCGGTCACGTTCTCCACGCCATCTGCTACCACGTTATTAGAACCGATTAGAGTGACGTTCTTACTTGCACCTACCCTGTTATTATCACCTTGCACAAAGAAACCCACAGCGTTGGGGCTTACCACGTTTTCGCGACCGACTACCTTACCTTGAAACGGTTCAAATTGGTTGCCGTTAAGTAGCCTTTTTGATGGGTTAAGTGGCGCAAGTTCTAATAGCCTGCCACTACCTAACGACTTACCGCTACCCATTGCCGCGCTTTTCTTTTCATCCATTACGATGTCACCAGCTTTGAATAGTTCTACTTTGGTAAGCCCTGTTTTGAACGGGTTGTAATCAATTACCTTGTTTAATCTGTAGTAGGTTTGGTCAATTAGTATGGTATCCCTAAAATCTAGCTGTTGAATGTCCAATTCAGTTAAGTAGAACATCGCTGTGATTAGCTTGCTATCCTTGCTTGCTAATTCTAAGAACTGCGCTTCGTGGTATTTCTTGAATAGGTTGTTGTTGGTTACTTGAACTGGACCAGTTGCCCCGTTGCCTTGATAGTAATACTCCTGTGATATCCCCCAATTTATATCTATTGTTGGGGTTATCGGGTTATCCCAATGCCCAGCGTACGGATATTGGTCGTAATAAATTACTGTACCAGGAACTGTTTGATGCGCCCAACTAGGGCTACTATCCAACATCCCACCGTAGTAAAGTATGCGAATGTTTGCATCCGTTTGTTTTGCCCCTTCGCTTATATCGGCATCGTATATCTTTGGAATGATTCGGCTACTAATGCCATCGTTTACTAGCGGAGTACCGCTAAACACAACGCTTGTTTCCTTTTTCTCAGGCACAAAGTCGTTGTCAATGTTTAGCGTCCTATGCCCGTATGCCTTTCCGTAGTTGCTTTGGAATCGTTCGTTGTAATAGTCGCCATCCTCTGAATAGGTATAGACGTACTCACGCCCCGATAGCAAACCCATTGGCGTTACGCTTAGCTGCTTATCGCGTGCCAGCTTATACGTCCAATCCCTTAGTACACCGCTTGCATAGTAGTCATTACGGGTTTGAAATATGTAATGCCTATCTACTGTTTTGCTAGGCGTCATATACAAATTGAACATTTTTAGAATGCTCAAAAAGAAGTCTTTAATGGTCGTTTCGGGCATCCCGAAATTCATACGCACTAAGTCACCATAAGCCAATTCAGTATTAACCGCTGTCATTGATAGCGATGAACCTAGCAGTAAATCCACCCTGTAATTAACGGACACAGCGTTACCTCCTGTGCCCCCATATCTAACTTCAACTACATCATATTGGTCAAGTATTACATCGGGAAATGTAAATGCAGAACCGCTATATACCATTGTTCCTATTGGGTCGCCAGCTTCAGAAATTGTTATGATACAAGTAACTGTACTAATCAACACACCATTCACGAACAAACGAACGTCAAACGGCAAAAATCCAGTTTGGTCAGGAACTGCGGTTCTTTGTTTTGATGAAAAGTTCATAAAACCGCTTATTTGGTAGGTGCTATTGTTGGCAATGTTTATTTGGCTTGTAGGCAAATAGTATTGATTGCTTTCATCCAAAGTAACCTGCTCCATAGCGTACAATGTTCCTGCGGCAAATGCTGGCCCAGAGTACATTTCAAAAGATGTTGTTCTTATCGCTTGCACTTCACGCAATAGCAAATCTTCGCTGGATATTTCAAATCCACTAACCCACGGCAAACACAACCGTTCAAACGTGCCATCTGTAAAGAATGCGCCTTCATAGGTAGCGTCTGCATAGGCAAAAATTCTATTCCATAACTCTTTAACGTACAAAGCAGGACGAAGGTCAAGTACAGGGTAAGTACGCACTCCACTATTGTCAACAAGCGTAGTATTTCGCCCGTAGTCAATTAACGGATATACATAACCAACTCCAACTGGTGCAAACCATGTAGCCGATTGATTGCTTTCAGTAAGGTTATGGTTTAAGTCGCTAATGTCAATAATACGATTTCCTGCATCATCTCGCCCGTTTAATTGTTGGTCACCCCATACTCCGAATATATCAATTAGCTTGCCTATGAAAACAACCTCGTATTCTATTAGCCCTTCAGTTATGCTAATCTTTCGCAGCTGCATAGACCCGTCTAGCTGTGGCAAACTGTTGTGCAATACTTGAACGCTTGCCTTTTTGTTTGGGTTAAAATTCGCCCCTATGTTTGGAAGGCTTGCATCGTATAGGTTAGCTATGTCAGCTTCAAATAGGTTGCCAAATAGCGTATTATTGTTTGCCGTACCTGCACACCGTATTGTTTTGGTGAACTCCGTTTGGCGTTTGTCGGGCTCACGTACATCACTAACCGCGTAATTGAACGAAAAGTCTGCACCCGATACTACGTCTAGTAAGTACCCTTCTACTAATACCTCTGTGCCTATCATTGCGCTTGCGTGTAATCAGCCAATGCTGTTTTGAACTCCAACTCCAATTGGAAAACGCCATCCTGCACACCGCGTTTCAACTGCCATTTTTTGTCATCAATAGTTATGGCTACAAACTCCGACCCTTGCTCCATAAATGCAACGGGCGAAGTAACCAAACCATGTAACCAATTCCATTCGGCATCTGTGAGATTGTCGCTGCTAACGCTTATTGATGTGTCTAATCGCGTGTAGTATTCTGTGCGACCTCTTGAATCGTATGTGTAACCGTATGCCCCTGCTGTACTTAGCTTGTTTTGCTGTTGTACAAATGTTTCGCGCTTAATGCTCTCTTCAAGTTGGCTCTTTAGTTTGAACGTGTAGGCATCAAACCCACCGTAAGGATTAAGCCAATGCAAGCGAATAGGCTCATACTTTGAACAGTTGGTTATATTGAAGGCAAAGGTCAGCGGAGTAGCCGACCCCGTAGATAAGAAGTCTACTTTGTATGATTGCACTCCTGTGAAGCTTGGAGGGCTTGCCATTAAGCTAAAGTCACGCGTCCCTATTCCAGCACGTACGCGATGGCGTGTAAACTCGTTACCAGCTACTGCAGGAAAGGCTGTAAATGATAGCCCAAACGGGTTAACTTGTAACGGGTCTAAGGTTAGCGGTGTGCCTTGCAAATTAGGCAATGGGTATTTAGTTAGCTGCAGACTTATAGGTGCTTGCTCGTCCTTTGCTAGAAAGTGAACCCATTGGCTTTCTGCACTACCAATATCCCTAATAGTAGGGTTGTAACTTGTTAACGCTTTAGGGGCTGCGCCTTGAACAGATAGGTAGTCGTTTTGATTGTAGCTAATGAATGCAATGGTAGGTGCAACGCCATTAAATAAGCATTTACGCGGCTTAGTGAATTGGCTTTTTGTTACCCATTTACCAGCTTCATACTTTTGTGATTTCCATGTGATAGAATACCATTGGATGCTGTTTTCACAAAGCCCCCACGGTGCATAGGTTGGCGTTTGTTTAGTGTGGTCATAGGACATAAAGCCTTGCATCACTCTAGAGGGGTCGAATACAACTCGCCTATTGCTATTTGCTCTAAATCGTAAAATGAATGTAGCCGCTAAAGTAGATACAGGCGTGTTGCCGTTAAACACTTCAACCTGCATACGCCAGTCGTTTAGCGTTCCACTTGTATCACTTTCGCGAACTACCCACGGGCTTTGATTGTAGGCAGGCGTGTATTCGCTTGGTTCTTGGTCAAATATCAGCATAGCTGTAAATAGGCAAATTTTACCTACTGTTTATTGCGTCTATTTGATTGTTTAGAATAGCTAGAATGTCCTGTTCCATTGTATTAGCTAGTATTTGCTCCATGTCATCAAATATGCCGCTTTTTACCACGTTAGTAAAGAAGTTTGTTCCTTCAGTACCGTAATACTTAATTTTTCTTTGAATTAGGTATGCAATGCTTTTAGCTTCACTTTCGCCAAATGCCGCGTCACTTTGTCCCCATCTTAACTTATCGCGTACGTTTTCATACGAAAGCCACTTAATAAGAGCGGAGAGAGGCACCACATGAGGATCTGTGCCCTCGTCTACATCATCCCAATAGTCTAGGGCATCTATGAACATACCCAGCCCGTTAGGCTTTATGTGCAGCGTTATGCTGCCCTTTAGGCTTCCGCTTGCGTTGGTGTTATTTGCGTCTAGGTTGTCGGCTAACCTTTGAATAATAAGGCCGCCAATCACTTCTAACTCGGCCGCTGTATTGGTGTACTTATTTGCCATGCCTTTGTGCTTGTTGCCGTTCGTAAATACCCACGTGCTTAAAGAACGTCATGGTATTAAATAGCTCAACCACGTTCATGTTCAAGTAGAAGTCCCACTGCTCGCGCCTGCCATTCGTGAGGAGGTGAATTGAGTAAAGCCATCCGTAGATTTCGATGAATTGGCTAGCTGCGCCAATGCCTTTGTTTTCATCTCCGTTCCCTTTCGCATCAAATAGTCCGCGATATTTTTCATTAAGTCCACGTAATTCTGCAAAAAAAAATCAGCTAATGGTTTTACTGTGGTAATTGGTAGCCCTAGCATTGCCTTCGCTACGTTCTCATGTTCTTTGCCGTTGTATGGCTGCTTGATAAAACCCCACTTTAACGGAGTAGCAAGGCAAGCAATTACGTTGTGCAGGTTAAAATCTATTTTGTCCACATCCTTAATGAAGTGGTTCATGTCGATGTACTGCCCCCCTGTTATATCCTTAGCCTGTGATTCAATTCTATACCACTTGCCACCCACTTTAACACGTGTCTTTAGCTTGCCATTAGGTACGGTGTTTAGGAACTTGAGCGTGTGACACATAATATGCCCGTGTTCGTGCCTACTAATCGACATAATCACATCCATATCTGCACCGGATAGCGTGCTAATTATGGCACACTCCGTTAGATACGGATCTTCATCTTCGCTAAGTATCTTTCGGATTGCTTGCCATTCAGCTAGGGTCACCGCATCCCACGATGTAGGTAGTTTGAGTTTCATAATAGGCGTTCTTTTCTTAGGTCGTTAATCTTGTTAAGGTCGTACTTGTCGAAGCAGTAAGTCATCAGTTCCATGCCCTCATCTTCTATTTGCGCATCACTCATACGGCTTGCTGTTCTTATGCCCTCGAACCAATTTGACACGTGGTAAATCCCCTTTGCCTTGTCAATGTATGGGTGCATATCCTGTACAAATATCGGTTTGCCTTTGAACCCAGCTTCGAGAATCTTTAGGTTGGATTTGTAGGTGTTAAACTTGGCATCTGTGAGCGGTGCAATAGCAATATCGAACTGGTCGTAAAGCATGGCATAGTTCCAAACGTCTAGCCCTTTGACGTAGGTAGCTGGTAGGTTATCGCTTAGCCTTGTCCATTCGGGTTCGCCCTCCACGTAGCCGCATATTACGGGTTCTATTCCGTTCCAACTGCCTGCCGTTAAAAGTAGGTCGTTCACATGGGTAATGCTGCCAGTCCATCCAATGCGCCCGTTGCCGTTGTAGGTTGGTTTCCATTGCTGTTCATCGGAATCTATTGCATTGGGTATAACATACACGTTACTGTTTAGCGGTGTGACTAGATTAGCTAGGTGTTGATGCGTTACCCATACCTCATCACTAGCCATAATTGCGCCAATAATACGGGATTTGATATTGTTCACCTTCCAATGTTTGGCTAAGTAGTGACCGCCATCTAGCACCCAGCTATCATCTATATCGCATATCACATACGTGCCAGCTTTGCGCAGGTCGTTAATCAACTCCGATTGCTTCATGCAAGGTAATACGCGGTTAAAAATTACCACGTCAAACTCCATTTCTAGAATGCCCTTGTCTACTCCAACGCATCGAACGACCTCAAACCCGATAAGGCTAAGCGGTTTGTAAAGGCGGTGATACTCAACCCCTCCAACATCTTCAAAATGTACTATGTAACCTATCTTCATCTTATTGCGTATGTGCCGCTGCGTGCGCTTAGTTTCTCCATGATGCAGTAACGGCTCGCATCGATGGCGTGGTCTAATCCAATCGGGTCGTTTGTCTGTGCGCCTGTCTTATCCACTTGCCAAATGTAACCACGAAGTTCTTTGATTAGATTAAGGCTGCTACTCGTTACCATAAGCGGCTGCTGTTGCATTTTGTCTAGCCCTATGCGTATGCTATCCGCGCCCTTCTTGCACCCTCTAATTCTAAAGCCAAACCGCTTCAAGTCCTCAATGCTTTTCGGTTCTGCGCTGTCTGCGATAATCTCACCGCCCTTGTATGCGTTTAACCGTTGAGCAATGTCGCTGTTAGTTAGGTTCGTTTCATAAAGCAATTCGTTAAGCCAAAGTTTGCCCTCACTTTCGCACACCTCCACAAAGCTAGTAGGGTCGTTTGTGAAGCCCCAGTCTAGGCCGTATGCTTTCCATTTGTAAGTCGTTGGCATCTTATCCACTTGCTGCCATTCTTTGAACACCACGCCCTGCAAACTGCCAACCTCACCAAGCCCATACACACGCCACCAATTCGCCCAATAGATAGACGTTTCGCCTTTAGTTCGGGCTGCTTCTATTTCCTTAACGATTGCAGGTTCTAACGCTTCATTATCCTTGTATGTTAGTATGATAAAGTCAGTATCGGGCTTGCCTATCAGCTCCGTGTTAGCCCAAAATAACATGGTAGGGTTGTAATCAATGTAGATAAACCGCCTTGTTCTAATGCTTAGTTGGTGAAACGCTTCCCAGCTTATGTTGTTGGCTTCGTTCACAAATAGAACGTCACGCCTTGCGCCCCGTAGTTTGTCGCTCTGGTCTACACTAAAGAACTCAATAAAGCTACCACTATTAAACGCATAGGTTAGGGTAGATCTGTTCCAGTTTGCCATCTTGAAGTTTCCCGTGTCCTCCATTATCTTCAAGAAGTCACGTATTGCGCCCCTACGTAAATGTGGGATGCTTTCAGATACCACGCTAATTTCGACATTCTTATTCTCGATTGCGTAACTAATCAGCATCGGGATTATGGTGAACGTCTTGGAACTGCTCGTGCCGCCTTGTACTACCCTAACGCGCTTGCGAAGGGTAGCTATTTTAACTTGCGCTGTTGTCCGTTGGAACATCTAGTAGCAATGATTTAAACGGGCTTTGTTCTATGCTTATTTCAGTCTGTGTCTTTTCAGTCAGCCCGTTTAAACGCTGTGTAATGCTTGGATTGTACTCGCCTAACATCCCACCCGTTATCTGGTCGTGCCTTATTTCTTCACGTATATGCGCGCAGATGGCAATGAAGTCGGTGTATAACCCATCTTGATTAAGAAAGTAATGCTTAACCAATCCGTACTGTTTAAATGCCCAAACATTAAACCCTTCAAGTGTCAAAGGTAGCTTTGGGTAGTCAATTACTTGTCCCCCGTCCTTACCCACGTATTGAATTTTAGGCCACCTCTTTGCTTCCGCAATTAGTGAACCCTTGTAGGATTCCCACGCTGCAAATAATTCGTCTGGTGTCTTAAATGTTCGTGTTGGGTGCATCTGCTATCAAGTTTTCGTAATACCGTTCAACACTTGCATTGTCAGGACCAAGGAAATCACCGTTAACCGCGCTAACGTCTACACTACCCTCCCAAATCAATACTATTTCAGTCTTTGTACTTCCAAACTCATTTAGCTTATCAAACTTAGAATGCTCAAATAAGTTCAGTTTTGGATAACCTACAAAGTTATTGCCCTCAATATTCCAAATCCATCTGTGATGAATAAAGCCTCGATAATAGCCAGCGTGTCGACCGCTTTCAATGTACTTGCTAGGCACTACTATCCCACCGCCTTTAGCAACCTTTGCCATTTGCTCACAAACGAATAACGGGTTGGATATATCTTCGAGCGTATGCGTACAAATAGCAAAGTCATATTTGCCGTTCTTTTTAACGTGCGCTAGAACCTTAATCCAAACATCGGGATTGTTTATATTGCCTTGAAAGGTGCAAGGCTGGTTAATGTCTACCGTGTCCACGTTGGCAAACATGGGGTTAACCATTGCGCCAATATCTAAAATATTGCCCGTTGCGTATTGCTTTACAATATCGCGCCCCTCATTTGTGTAGTGCAGTAGTATGTTCATTTGATTCTCTTAAACACTCTAATGTGGACCACGCTAAATAACTCACAAAAGTAATCATTTGGCAGCAATTCATCTACTGCTTGGCTCACTGTTTCAATACCTTTAAAGTAACCTTCGGGCATATTGTAACGATTTGCGCAGTCATCAACTACTAAGTAACCGCCTACTTTGACAAATGATGAGTAGGTATAAATGTCTTGTTTAGCTACCTCGTAACTATGCCCACCATCTACATAGATAACGTCCCACGCTTTTGCACTTGCAACTGCTAATGCTTCGGGTGCATCACTGCGATATGGCACGATAGTAGGCTGCTTTAATTTGTAGCGTTTGTGCAAGTCGCTTATGTCCTTTGAGTAATCGCTCGAATGAAAACCGCCTGTAGTGTCTAGTGGAGTGATGCCCGTTACTTTGGCTTTTGGTTGTGCTAGTTTGATGGCTGCTAAAGATTGCCCTCTATAAACTCCAATCTCTAAAAAAGAAAAGGTAGGCGGTAATGCGTCTGCTAATACTTGCCAAAATCCAATAAAGGAACGCTCACCAAAACCGTAGGCTGTTTGCTCTACGTAATCCCTAAACTCTTTTAGCTTTGGATTGGCGTTGGTTAGGTCTGTAAGTGAGTTGTTGATGTTCCTGTGGCTTTCGGGCGTGTCCTGCCATAGGGCTGTTAGCGTTGCGATTGTAATAGGTAATGTCATTAGTGCTGGTTCTAAAGGTGTGTGTCCGTTACCATGCCAAAAGGTTGCGCCCTCTACAAAGTCAGTAGGTGGGCAAAAGGCTAAGGTCTGGAATAGTTCGCGGTTGGTGTCTAGTTTGATTGTGTTGGTGTTGGCAAGGTATCTATCCGTTAACCATACTTGGTCGTTTACTTCATCGGTTGGTGGGCATGATTCGTATAACTCAATAAAGCGTTGTGATTCTCCTGCAAACCCTCCACCATTAACGTACTTAAACGCGCTATCTGTTTCGGGATATAAAACCGCCTTTTCGGGATGTGGATAGCAGGCACGTTCAGCAGAAAATAGTAGCCCTTCAATTGGCTTGCTAGGCGGCAAGAGTGCTACGGTATCCCACGCATCCGTGTAGATGAAATGAATAACATTTGGGTTTGCCTTTAGCCATTTGTAAGTGTAGTGCAATTTATCCAGGAAGCCTGTCCACTCATGCTGAATAATATGGTACTCATGCCCCGTTGCAATTAGGCTACGTATTAACCGATTGCAATTAGGTAGGCTTGAGGTTGTCGTAATTACCATGTCGCTTCTGAATATACTGGAATAGTTCCACTAAGGTAACCATTTTTAAGTCGGTTATACTCCGCCATGTCCTCGCCTGCGTGTTTCTCCTTCCATCCTTGATAGGCAGTTGCGCCCGTGTCGATGTGGTCAATTTCAATATGTGGAAGGAAACAAGAATAGAACCCAGCAACTTGGCAACGGATGGCCGCAAGCGCATCGTCAAAACCATAAAGACGCGGCTGGTATAGGTAGCCTATTTTGTCGAGCAAAGCGGAGTTAAACATTTGACACGTACCCATCACATGATTAACACGCTCAACAACTACCCACGGCTCTCCTGGTACGTGTGGCAACATCTCTAGGCTAGACTTGTAGAAGTCGTTGCGGCTTGGTTCTTCCCAGCAGTCCTTTCGTTTAAGGCCTACAATTCCAATGGTAGGGTCTAAGGATATTGCACACTCCATATCCTCCACCCAATCGCGCGAATGAATTACTACGTCATTATCCATCTTCACGCAGTTCTCGTTAGGCTTACGTAGCTGCCATGCCTTGTTGACCGCTTTAGCTGTACCGATATTCTCATGCAAACGTATCACTTCAATACGTGCGGCCTTATTCAGTAGGGTTTGGGTTGCTTCGCAACTGCCATTGTCTACTATTACAATGCGGTGCTTACGTGTGTTGACCGTTAAGTAAAGTGTTTCTAATGTTTTCGCTGTGTATTCTGTCCTCCCGTTTTCCTCCGTATCCCAAACTGCTAAAGAAATTAGTGCCATTGTAAACTGTTTTTAATATATGCCCCTATTGTTTGAATGCCCGAACCGCAAGTCCAACACACCAAAAAACCAAACCCGATTAAATGCTGCGCTATTCTGTGATAGTTGCCCCTATCTTCTATTGATATTTCCCCTGCAAAGTTGCCGCTTGCCATCCTTAAAATAGTGTCGCGCTTTGACTCAACCCATGCAGCATCCTGCTCACTCAAAACATTGTTGGCCATATCTTCCATAAGGTTTGACGGGTTAAAATTGCAGCTCCAATAAATACTACAGCATCTACTGTGGTGAAATGCAATAAGGCAAAAGCCAAAGAACACCACCAGACCATGCACATCGAGCAGTTGAACGGTTTGTATGGTATCTGCTTAGTGAACTCGGTGACGGCCATCGCTATAATAGCAATAAATGCGCCCGATACTATTAGTTCAATCATTTGATTTGTTTACGTAGTTTAATTTGCACCTGTGAAATAGAACTGTAAACGCTGCTTAAAGGTAGCTTTGTTGCTTTGGCTACGTTACGAAACGACCCCTCCTGTAGATATACTTTGAACAATTCACGGTCGTACCACGGCATTTCTTCTAGCATCTTGTTGGCTTGCGTTGCCATCTCGGTCACGTTGCATTCGTCTATTATGTCGGGTGTATCGCTAACCTCCACGTTGCCATCTATAAGAACATCAATACGGCCTACAACACCTTTGCGGCTGCTCATGTTCATAATGGTCCGGGCACACCAAAAGTTGAAATATTGGCCAATCCTTTGCAGTTCGCTATCAGATTTTAAGCAAAGAACTATCCCGATTTCTTGCATAACGTCCTCCCACTTATCGCCCGAACATCGCTTTGCTAGGTTGCAAAGGCTAACGTCATTCCGAAGTTGGTTATACATTGCCTCTACCACAATGCAAAGTTAAGGCTCAACATCCTTAGCAACCGTCACAAATTGCCCTTTATTGTTTCGCTTACGCCCTGTTAACGTGCGAGCGGTTAAGTGCTGGATTGTTTCCTTAGCGGCTTTTAACTCCCTATCCTTCGCATCATATTCTTTGTCAGCTTCGAGTAAGTCATCTTCAAGTTTCTTTGATACTTCAATCTCAACTTCGTAAAGTTTTCGCATGGTTGTGATTGCCTTAATCGAAATTTCTTTGTCCTCCAACAGATCTGCTATCCTTTCATCCTTTTGGTGGATAATTGCAAAGAGAACACCACACGCAAGGGTTAACGTGGCTGCGATAAATACTGGAATTGTCAAAAGTACAGGGTTCATTTTCGTTAGTTTTCTTTAGTAAATTGCCAGCCCTCCCAGTTATAACCAACCGTAAACGCGGTGCTGCCTTGTGTTTTTAGCGTGTGATACGGAAATCTATGCAACGTGCAGAAATCCCTAAACGTGCCCGAATGCTTAACGCTACGCCCGTCAAAGTGAGTTGCCGTGTAACGTGTTGGCTTGGCACGTCCAACCACCTCCACGCCTTTCATTACCTCCGTAATATGCGAATAGTTACTCATTTTCTTCTACTACTTTAAACAAGCTTGGTTTGCTTAGAATGAATGCCTCACTCCAATAGTCACCATTTTGTTTAGTTCCAAACTGCCGACCAAAACCGCGCGTGTCAAACATTAACAGCTTGGTGTTCTTTGGGATTAACGGATGTGAATCGGTCAAAACTATTGCGTATGTTTTCATTTTTCTTCGAGAGCTTTAATGCGTTCATCCTGTATCAAATTGTACTCCGCAGCTTTCAAAAGTGCTTGCTCCAAACGGTTAACCCGTTCGCGAAGTAGCCCGCGCTTTTCGATGCCCGATTTAATTAAGTCAATTAGCTGGCTGGCTAATGTGAAGATGCCCTCTATAGGGATTGCTTTGTTAGATTGGTTGTTCATGTTGCGAAGGTATTACGTGTTTTTCTTTGTTTGTGTAATTAGATGGACGTTGTGGAAATAAAGTTACTATGAATTATACCACTTTTTAAAGTCATAAATCTCCATAGTGTTACTCTTAATGGTCAACTCAAACCCATCAGGAAACATAAGCATCAACCCAGCGAATGTAGGCTTGGAGTTTACGATGTCAAGTATGCCATCCTTGTTGATGTCGGCCATTGCAGAACCTACCAATACGCAGCCTTTGATGTCACTTTGCCCAGTTTTCGGGTTAATGCTCCCAGCGTAATTGCCCCAATGGATTAGCACAAAAGAACGGTTCGGCACGTTGGTAATGTGTAGGTGTCTGCCATACTTTGCCGAGTGACGTGGAACAACTTGATACACGCCTTCGGGTATGCAACTAATCTTTGCCGCGTTATCCTTCCAAGCCAGTTCTAAAGTCTTGCATTTAAAATTACCAATCACCAATTCGCCTGGCGTTTGGGTTGGTGTGTATTTTCGGGTTAGGGTTGCTTTAATCATTCGTTCAAATCTTTATAGAATAGTCTTTGTTGCTGCACGCTGAATAGCATAACGTGTATTGGTGTCGGCTTAATTACCTCTTTGCACACGTGCGGCTCGAAAGCAGCAAGTGGGCAAAGTAGGCATGAGATGTAATATGTGATTGCTAATGTGCGCATCAGAAAGGAAGCATATCCGCGTCAATATCTTCAACTGGTGCACTTACGGCTTGAGGTGGTGCACTTTGCTTTTGAGGTGGTGCACTTTGCCCAGCGGTCAATTTCCATCCCGTTATGCTTGGGTAATACTTGCCCGAATATTCACGGCCGCCTAAATTAATCTCGACCGATACGCTTTGACCGATACGCAGCCCGTCAAGTAGCGCGATGTTTTGTTTGGTAAACTCAATCGGGGTCAAATTATTGAACTTTTCCTCCGTTGCAACTACCAGCAATCGCTTGCTGAATTTGTCGCTTATTACTTCTGTTTGTCCAATGTGGTGAACTGTGCCTGTGATTGTCATTTCTATTTGATTTGAAGGTTATTGATTGTTTCGATTTTATACCCTTGCACGTCCTCACCGCTTTCAATAGCGGCTTTGATGGCGGTCAGGTTAGGCTTGCGCGATTCAGGTACTAAGGTAGTAAATCTATCCGCTAAAGTGAACGCCACGCCATCACTCACACATCGCTTTGACGTGCGAAAGGATAGCTTAATTAGTGGCGTTTTGACCTCCGTAATCTCGAAGTATTGCATGGCCTGTGAGATGGCGGCTTTCAAACGCTCGGCTTTCTTTTCTTCAGATTTGGCTAATGCTTGCAGTCGGGCTATTTCGTCTTTAATCGCTTGCACGTCATGCTCTGCTTGCTTAATCACATAGGCATAAGCAACTGCCTTGCCTTGTAGTTCCGCTTGGTTAATGGCCAGAGCGTTCTCAATTTCGGGTGTTAATTCTTCTTGCTCTAGTAAGGTTGCAAGTTCGATGTACTCCTGTTCGATTTGGTATAGTGGCTTGTTCATAGTTGTGTAAATTTAGATTTGAGTGATTCTTTTAACGCGATAACGGACGGGATTCGTTGCTCGTGGGCGTTTAGCGATTTCCATGCAATGCCCAGTGTTTCGAGCGTGGTGCAAGCGTTCAATACTGCGATGGCGTTGTGGTCGGTTACACGTGGAGCTGGTGCTATCGTTGCCCTTTGCGCGTCATCATCTTCATCTATGTTCAAAGATAAGACCGCGCCTAATGCGTAACGCCTTGCGTACGTCAAAGCCGACCCCAAAGCCTGCGGGTTGCTTATGTCCTTGCATGGAGTTGAAGATATGCTGCTAATGTATTCGCCCGATGTATGCAGTAGCATCGTCTCTAATCCACTTTCGCACGGCAACTGGATAATTGATAGCCCGACCGCGTTTAAGTGCGGTGTGGTGGCTTCAATAATATTGCTCAAAGAAGCGTACTTGTTCTTGAAGTGTGGGTTAACGGCATCCTTGCCCACCTTACCCATTAGCCCGTGGAATTTGTGAAGGGCAACGGCTATTTCTTTAATTGATTCGCTTGTTTTCATAATCCTAATTTCTCTAAAAGTTCTTCTTCGATATTCCTTACTTCGAATGATGCCCAAGCGTTAACCAGCTGGGTGACATCCATGCCGTTCCAATGGTAGCTATCAATTTCCAACGTGTCGGGTGTTCCCGGTACATCTCTTGTTCCTTCGCTACCTTTCTCAAAGTAATACTCAACACGAACGGTTATGTCGTTAATGTCGTAATCTAAATGGTCTTTCATCTTGTTTGTGGTTTTAAGTTTGGCCAAATATCGGGGTAGTGTTTCTAATTAAATGTTTCAAAACATACAAAAGCTAAAATAAAGTTATCTGCACTTACTTTCTTCAATCCACCACCACTTTTGCCCATTTTCTTCCCGAATGCTGCAATACCAATCTTCGCCCCGTTGCTCTATTCCATCCACCCAATAGGTTTTACCGTTGCGTTGTATTGCCCGAACGTGGGTTGGTTGCTTAGTTAGTAGCGTTGTTGCCTTATCCTTCGCCATTGAACAATTCTTGAAACTCCGCAAGGCTGCGAATGATTACATACTTGCATCCAACGGATTCGGCTATTTTTTGCCAGTCCTTTTGCGCCTGTGATTGCTTGCCCGTTTCGTCCTTCATTTCGATGCACAAAGGCGGCAAATCATCCCGTAGGTAAATTAAATCTGACACGCCAGCTATCATGCCCATTGCCTTACGTCTTGCCCCGTCAATTTTGTTAAGTGGGTTATTGTTCACCTCGAAAAGTTTATATCGTGTTTCGGGTCGCTCGTTCCATAGCCATCTAACACATTCCGATTGAATGTAGGATTCAGATTTTTCGCTCATCTTTGGAATACTTTATATCGTTCTTTGTTGTGAAATTCCCATCCTTTTTTGAAGCCCATGTGCATTATAAATTCTCGCGCTTCGCCTATGTGATTCATATTGTGCAGCACCCAAGCCCACTTAATTATAGGCTTACCAAATGAATCTTTTGTTTTACATAATCGCGCTTTTTGTGCTATTGTCATTCCGCTAACCGTCTTAAATAATTTAGGCTTTGGCAAATGCACCAAGTAAGCAAATTCTCCAGTGTCATTTTTCTTTTCTTTTTTAGGTTCTTCATATCCACAATACCTACATTTCACCGCTGAAATTGAAATCATACCGTTGCAACTTTTGCAATTCTTAACAGGTGGAATATCCAATTTTTTACTAATTTTTTTTTTCAATCCCCAAACACGTTCGGCTTCCCAAAAGTTATGCGTTTTAATATTGTTGCCAAAGTCCAAAATTGTGAAACTCTTTTTTGTTTCCGTAGTTCGAGAACCACGCCCTACCATTTGAAGAAACAAAGGAAGCGAAGTAGTAGCCCTGTAAAGGATAATCGTTTCAATAGTTGGTTCATCAAATCCTGTGGTAAGTATTCCAACGGAAACAAGTATTGCGTTTGATGTTTCTTTAAACCATGCCAGCGTTTCGGTTCGCTCAATATCTGACATTGTGCTATCTAAATTCCTTGCATTCAAACCGCTTCTTTGCATTTGAAAAGTTAAACTAACCGCGCTATCTATATTCGAACAAAACGCCAGGGCTTTGCTATTTGGGCAAATCCTTTTGTAGTTTTCAATTACTCCATTGTAAACCTTTCTTTCTTCATACCGTTGGGCTAACTGTGATGGGTCATATTCGCCAGCTACCTTCTTAATTCCTTTTAAGTCTATTTCAATACCGTAAGATTTTGCGTCCGCTAAAAATCCCAATTCAACCAAGTCTGGAGTGTCGATTGGTTGCACTATGTCGGTATAAAACTCATCCATACTACTTTGATTCCCCGACCTGTGAGGTGTGGCCGTTGCTCCTATTACGTACGTGTTTGGTGCAATGTAATCAAATAGCTTGTCAAAGGCTGTTTTGTGGCTTTCATCAAAGATTATCATTGTACGGCTTGCAATAAAGGTTGCATAGGCTTCCGCTCGTCTTGAAAGTGTTTCAACCATTGCAACGTGGCAATGTAGCGATAAGTCAGGTTTTGAATTTGCCTTAATAAATTCGGGTGTTAAACCAACGCGCTCAAATGCACCTCCAGCTTGCTTCATTAGTTCAATTCTATCCGTTACCACTAAAGCCCGTCCTCCGCGCTTTATGTGTTCGTTCACCATGTGAGTAAAAAGTACAGTTTTGCCTGAGCCAGTTGGAGCGCAAAGCACTACCTTCTTGTTGCCTATTTTCATGCTATTCTTTAATAATTGAACAGCGTTATTTTGGTATTCTCTAAGTTCTACACTCATTTTAAAAAGGGTTTATTTCAATTTCATCTTGTACAGGTTGCGTTTCCGTTTCAAACATAATCCAACGAATATCACTTTTACCTTGCGTTACCTTGTATCCCATTTGCTTACCGTAAATGTCCATCCAGCTTGTGAACTTCCTTTGTGATAGCGTTCGCTCATAGTCTTTATACTCAGATACAAACGCCGCAAACCTTGCGCCCTTATCCAGTCTTTGGTTAACAGATAGATTTTCTTCTGTTGCCCATTCGACAAAGTCGCTCGAAGTTTCTTTGATGAATTTGCGAAGGTCTAAGTTTACCGATTCATGAGCTACCAATCCATTGGCTAAGTAGAATTGAACGCATCCAATCATGAAGGTATCAAACCTTGCCCACTCCGCAGCATCCCACTCATCAAATAGCATACATCCAAATTCATCAAACGGGGTGTGATGCGCTCCAAAGTGACTACTGAATTCTACTTCAAACTTTCGCCTTTCAAATGAACCCCCAATCCCTCCAATAGTGTAATTTGTAGTAATTACAATTTTCGGGCTGCGACTAACTGGAATGTGTATGGCATCCTTGTTTTTCTTTTCAAGCGTAATACCCTCCGTAATTAAAGAGAATAACTGCTCAAATGCAAAGGACTTTTTTACGTCATCAAATACCAGCACCTGAGTATCTGCTCCAACGGTTTGATATGGAAATGATTTTTCAAAACTAAACTGCTTACCATCCAAAGTTGCAACCCGTTTCATTCGCCCGATTGCATTGCAAAACATACCCTTTCCGCTTCCTCCGTTTGGGTTTTCGCTTATCAGCTCATCATTCATAATAATGGCCTTGTTGTTTGCGGAGGTCTTATGTGAGTGAAGCAAGTAACCAGCAACGCTGCGAAGTGAATTAAACCTTTGCAAATCTTTGCCAGCAGCAAGAAATAGGAACTTTGAATACATACCACCGTCTTTGCCTACTTCCACAAAGTCGCGTTCAATTACGTGTTTCTTCCATACAAACCCATCTAGATCTAAATAGTCAATCTTTTTAACGTAGTCAATCCCAACTTCAACCGCGCAATTTTGATAGTATAGATAGCAATTCGTTTCCGTGTCCTTTTTTAGTTTGACTTCTGCGGTGTCCAATAGGCTCAAATAGTCATCTTTGAAAAGCCTTGTTTGGTTTGCCATAAAGTCGTAAGGCGAATAGCCAACGTCTGAGCGGTTCAAAATGTGTGTTAACACAAAATCCTTCATGTAGGCCGCTGCGGTGTCCTCTAAAAGATTCGAATTTATTTTTACAAATAAGTAACTACTTGAACCCTCAGGAAAAAACTTGCAGAATTGATTTTGCTCTAAAAAGAACTTGTAACGGTGTGGGCTTAGTTGGATTTTTCCTTTCTCATTATAAGTCCAGAAATCACTTATTGCCAGCGTTT